GCGTAGCGGTGAGCACCGCCGGCCGACATGGAGAGGTCGTGGTCCTCGGAGAGGATGCGGTTGTACTTGCGGTAGATGTGTCGCCAGGCTGGAGGCAGGTGCTCGACGGAGCGGGTGACCTCCCACGCTGCGCGGAAGGAGAACTCGGAGGTGTAGGTGTCGGGCTCTTCGGATGGGACGGGCACGGCGTCGGAGAGGACGTCGCAGTGGGGAGCGTCGAGGTAGGGTCGGTTGTCGTCGACGCGCTGGTCGTGGTCCATCCACGAGGGTTGGGCGGCGGCCTCGATGGAGGAGTGGCGGACGAGCCACGAGGAGAAGGCGAGCGGGACGAGGAGAGCGGAGACGGTGAGGGACGGGAGGTCGGGCTGGGTGTCGTGGTTGAGCATTGGATTCCTTTCGCGGAAACCCGTCCCCCACCAGCGTGCAGGAGCAGAGGCTGGTGGGGGAAGCGAGTGGATGGCTCAGCGGCGGACGGCCTTGAGGTTGCGCCGGCGGGACGGGGCGACGGGTGCGTCGTCCGTGTCGTCGGCGGTGAAGGACGAGCCCGGGTCGAGCTCGTTGGCGGCGGAGAGGTAGGACGGCGATGCCTTGCTGCCGCGCACGTTTGCGTACTGGCCGTCCTCGGTCCAGACGATGTTGGGCGCGACGCGCGTGCCGGGCAGGAGCTTCGCGTACTCGGCGATGGCGATCATGCTGTCGCGCATGCCGGTCTTGTCCGTGCCCTCGCAGGCGCGGGCGAACTGCTTGAAGCAGGCGTAGACGGAGGGACGGTCGGCACCGGCGATGGCGGCGAGGTCGCAGAACGCGTTGACAGCGGCCCACGAGATGCCGTACATGTCGCTGCCGTCCTCGTTCTCCTTGCGGGTGGTGAACGTCACCTGGTCGGAGACGAAGAGGTTGGGCTTGCCCTGGTGCTTGTCGACGCCGCTGTTGATGCGGAAGCGGAAGCAGAACTTGCCCTTGCTGTCGGTCGTGACGGCGTCGACCTTGAGGATGGTCGCGGAGTAGCGGCCGTCCGGGTAGTCGGCCGGCGAGGCCTTGGCGAAGGAGCGGGTGTCGAGCGAGGCGAGCGAGTCGAACTTGATGTCCATTGCGGACTCCTGATGAGAAAGAAGTGAGAAGAAAAAGAAAGAAAGAAACGAGTGTCACCCCCGTGTGGGGGGTGCGAACGCACTCCCCCCACACGGGAAACGGAGGTATGAGGTGGTTAGATGATGAGGGCGACGATCTCGTCGGCGTAGGTGTCGTCGTTGTCTCCGGTTACCTCGGAGAACGGAACTGCCTTGACGTTGGTGACGAGGCAGCCGTTTCCGAGAACGACATCCGCGTAGGGCGGAACCTTGCTGAGTGCGTCGATCAGTTCCTTGACGGTCATATGGTTGTCCTTTCTGTCAGGCCTTCATGGCGTAGTCGGTGGGCGAGTTGTCACGCGTGTGCTCGATGAAGTGGGAGCGGTTGATGATGCCGGCGATCTCGGTGAGGTCGTGGATCTCACGGATGACGTTGAATGCACGGGCGTTGCCGGCGCTGTCGGTGGCGTGGATTCCCTTGACGAGCTCGCCGGCCAGGGTCTCGATGCGGCACGTGACGGCGTGGGCGAGGACGCCGATCTGCTTCTGCTGGAACATGAGGAACTTCGGGTTCATGACTGTCCTTTCGGGGTCGGAGTGTGAGAAGAAAGAGAGGAGAAAGGGGGACTTCCCCCGCGAAGCGGGAAGTCCCCCGTGGGGGTCAGGCGGCACCGCACCGGACGCACCGGAAGTCGGCGTTGAGCTCGAGCTCGTGGTTGCAGGCATCGCACATCTCGGGCCGGGTGGGGTGCGGCACGAAGGTGTCGCGGGACTGGTCGGGGTCCTCGTCGCTGCCGTCAGGCATGTGCGCCTCGAGGGTCGCGATGGCCTCGTCGAGCGCGTCGAGGGCTGCGTCGATGTGCTCGACCGCGATGCCGGCGTCGACGAGGAACGAGCCGGAGAGGTTGCGGTGGAACGGCACCTCACGGGCGTTGGACGCCGCCAGCGCGATGATGGCGCGGGCGTTACGGAGGACGGCGACGTCGGTGCGGACGAGAGTACGGATGTCAGACACGGGATGCTCCTTTCGCGAGCACGGGGTTGGTCGGCGTGGCACGCGCCACGCACGGGAGTGAGAAAGCCCACTCCCCTCGCAAGAGGGGGAGTGGGCGAGGGGGTTAGGCGCGGTCGAACGCGCGCAGGGCGGTGAGAAGGGCGATTGCCGTCCCCGCGCACAGGGCGCAGAGGACGGCAACCACCACGACGACGGACGCGATGACGGCGATCACGCCTGCGCCTCGCTGGGGGCGCCGAACGGGATCTCCGCGCTGTCCGCGCTGGGCTGCGCGGTGCGCGGGGCGCGCTCGGGGGTGGTGGGGGCGGCGGGCGTCGGGCGGTTGGCGAACACGCGGAGGACGGTCGCGCCGTCGCTGCGCTGGGTCTGCGCCTCCGAGAGGTACGTGGTCTTGAGCACGCCGCCGGTGCGGCGGTTGATGACCTCGACGGTGCCCCACGTGCCGCCGAACTTGGAGGGGATGCCGGTCACGACCTCGATGACGTAGTCGGCGGACTCCCGCTCGAGTCGGGCGGCGCGCTCCTCGGCGGCAGCGAGACGGGCTTCGAGGGACGCGATGTGGGCGGACGAGACGTTGTTAGCCACGGTGGGCTCCTTTACGCAAGCAGACGCAGGAGAGTCGTCTACCGCAACACGCGGTAGTGACCTCCTTCATCAGAAGGAGGTCACGAAAGCACACGCGACCACGAGCACACCCGTGCCGTGTCGCGGTACGTGACTGTGCTTGCTTGCGCTGTCACGCCTGCGCGTCTGATAACGGCTGGGGAGGGGGGAGCGGCCCCTGCGTTGACGTTGGGCTTTTGGGGAAAGGGTCAATTCCTCTCAAAATTCCCTACCAAACCCCTAACCCATACCAGTAATACCAACCCTTCTTTCTTACGTAGAGACATATATATATAAAGGATAGAAACCACCAGGTCAGTCCGGTACCCCCGGTACCATCCCTGCATATGCACCCACCCGATGCATAAAAGACACCCCCCACCGTCCGAGAACGGCAGGGGGCGCATGGAGAGAAGAGGCCTAGTTTAGTCCATCTCGCCCAGGAAGTGCAGCCGCAAATAGTGCAACGCTGCCTTCCGGACCTCAATTTCGCCGTCGCTTGCCTTCCGTCCGTCCTGCTTGACGGCTCCCTTGTCGGTACCAATCCAGCGTGGCCCAGTCACCCCCTCGAGCCAGTCCAGATACTTCAATGCGGCATTCGCCCTCTGGCTGACATCGCCCATCACCACCCCCATCACCTGTTCGCAGCCCATCATCTCGTTCTGGTCTTGGTCCATCGGGCCTCCTAGTGCTCATCATCGTACTCCTTCCGGAGGCTCATCCCAGCAATTCCCCGCTCATGCCCCTGACTTTCCGCCAGCCGGACCTGCCTCAGGTCCCAGCTGCTGCCCTGCGCAATCTTCATCGGCAGCATGTTGTTTGCCACGTGCATCCGGATCTTGTTCGCCTTGGTCCACGCATCCCACTGCGCCCGGACCATCCCATTGCTCACGAACCCGTCCTTCCTCCTAACGAACCGCGCCTCAAGGAACGCATCGAACGGGTTGTTCTGCAGGTGGTACATGTGCACCGCCCGCTCCGCAGCCTTCGGCACCGGCCACCTCTCGCTGGCCCGGCTGTTTTCCAGCCGATGCGCCCCCGCCACGGCCCACGCCGCGATGCCCGCCAACTCCCGATCCAGCTCACCCTCCAGATCCAGGTCCTCCTTGCCCTCAAAGCTGACCTCAAAGGGCAGAACCAGCATCTTGCCGCTCAACCCTCGCCCCTTGTTGGGCAGCACGGGGATCTCGTTGCTCTGCATGATCACGGCCGCGTTCACGATCACGTTCCGCTGCTGCCTCATGTACTTCGCATCCACGGTCATCGGGTCCCGGCCCACGATGTTCTTGACCACCCGGCACACCCGCTCGCCGCTCTTCCCATCCAACTCGCTCACCTCGTTGATGCTCAGCACCTTCGTGCGCTCAAGCCCATCCATGCCGAACCCGCCGGCCAGGTCCTCCAAGCTCGCGCCCATGAACGCATCGCGCCCCACCAACTTCCGGATCACGCTGCTGATCGTGCCCTTACCGCCCCTGATCTTCCCGTACATGAGCATCCACCGCGCATACTTGCGGCTACCCATCAAGCAATAGCCCATCCACCGCGCCAGCAGCTCCGCCCACGTGGGATCCCCCTCGCCCCACTCCGACACAGCCTGCAACCAACGGCTGGTGGGGGCATTCGGCTGGTACGTCACCGGCAGGATTGCCGTGTCAAACCACCGCGCCGGTCGCTCCATGGTCTCCAGCGTCCTTACATTAACCAGCCGATCTCGGAAAGCAACAGTCTCCCCCACGGGGAAACGCTCATCCGGCTCCGCAAGCCAGAGCGGAACCTCCTCAGCCTCGATGCGAACCAGCGCCTCGAGCGCACGGACGACCCCGTCAACCTTCTGCTTGTCTGGGCTGTATCGCACCAGCACTGGCCCGTTCTGGGTCTGCCGCTCGAACACGGCGTCCTCGAGCACGAGCCACACCCGGTCCCGGATCCGCTCCTCATCAAGCACGCGCCACGTTCCGCCCTCCCAGCTCCACCAGTCATTCTTCCATCTCCATAGCCCGCGCATTCCGCCGGGTGCTGTAAACTGTCTCTGCAGGATCCTCCTCGCGACCTTCACGGGTTCGAGGGACTGCAACGGCTGCTGCAACCAGTCTGTCATCTTCTCTCCTTGTTGGGACGCCCATTATGGCATCGGACCCCTCAAAGTCAACCACCTCCTCGAAGTACGACGTGAATTCGCAGATCGCTGCGCTTCTCGAGAAGTACTTCACTTCCCCCACCAGCTCCACCCGACCGAGCGCGGTCTTCACCAGCGGACCCAACAAGGGCCTTCCCGTCTCCGCACTCCCTCCCTCCGTCACTCCCTTCAGCCAGCGCGGCAACGTGCGCCGCATCAGCAAGGTCACCGAGGAAACCGCCCGTGCCCGTCGGCAGCGAGAAGCCCGCACCCAGACTCCGGACCAGGTCGACGAGCGTCGCCGCCGCAACGAAAACGAGCGGATCATCCGCGATCAGCAGGCACGGGCCCGACGCGAGGACCGGGCTCGCCGTCCCCAGCCCGTTCCGCCCTCCGACGAGTACGACCCGCCGATCGTTAGCCGGGCACCCACGACGGAAGACGAGATCCGTAGGCAGGAAGAGTTTCGCACCGTAAACGCTCCGCAGCGAAATCCCTCGCCCCCAAGAAACCTCGGGCCTTCCGCACTAAGCCAGGCGCTTGGCCGCGTCGAAGCTCAGCCTCCCGTTTCCTTCCGCGCCACTCCAGGCATCACCGCCGACGACGAGCGCGTGACTTCACAAACCATCAACCCTTCCGAGCCGAGCCGGGAGTACGGCCCCACCAGCTCCAATGCCCCCTCCTTGTACCTTGACCCGTACCGCGATGTCGTTCTCGAGCAGTCAGCCCGCTACGAGCCCTTCGTCCCCAAGGAACCGCCTGCTCCTGCTGAGCCGTCAGAGGAAATGCTGAAGGCTGCAATGAATCCAAGCGGTCGTTTCACTCCCACTCCGTACCCTCTTGATCCGGGGCGGGCTGAATATGAAAACGAGCTTGCCCTTCGCGGCATGAAGGCTGAAGACCGGGAGAAGGTTGAAGCACAGGCTCGGTCTCTTCAGAATCAGGGTCTTCTGTACTCCGCTCCTATGGGCCTTGCTCGGTTCTACGTTGATCCGGTCGTCAACGAACTCGGCTTCCTCGGCTCCGAACTTGCCGCCGCCCCCGGCGACATATATCGCTACGGTGCGGATGCCGTAGCCGGTATCCCCGACTTCATTGACCGAAACTTTGGGGACTTCATAATCGACCCGCGTAAAAACCGGTTTGCTCAGCCGGCTGGTCTGCGTCCCGTGCGGAGTCCCACAATGCGTTCGGCGCCACGCAACCCGCTTGATCCGCTTTCCAGGCTGATCGAGCCGATGGCTGAAAGCGCCTCTGATCCGCGCAGCATGTACTACTTCCCCGGCAAGTTCTATTGAGTGACCAGGGCGAGCAGCACGTAATCTCCTTCGGCAGGGGCGTTCGCCTCATGTCGGAGGAGTACTACATTCGGGAGCTGCGCCCCTACGGCATCGACAAGGTGCGTGCGTTCCGCGCACTGTGCCGCGCCATCTGCTGCCCGATCATCGTGCTGGGGCGGGTGGGGTTCGTTGATCCCGCCACCTTCCAGGTGTGCATGAAGAACCTGTCGATGCCGGGGCGCAAGGACTTCCTCGGTCCGAACTCCCACATGAAGCTGTACCGGAAAGGCCGCACCCAGTACCGCAACCGCGTTGATCCCAAGGAGATCTACGGCAGCTGGAAGTCCGTGATCCGCGCAATCACCGACAGCCGCAAGATCAGGGGTCTCTCCGTGCAGGACGCAGATCGCGTGGCAATTCGCAGTGCCGCAGAGGAACTTACGCGGTTTGTGCTTAGAATGATTCCGTCCGGGGAACAGGAGCAGGCAAATGGCAACGCGACCGCTGAAGCCGATTAAGGTTCCGGAATCCCTCAAGGCAGAGAACGTGGTGGAGGTCCTTCGTCGGTCACGCGGCGACTACTCCTCCGAAAACATCCGCAGCTCGATTCAGAAGATGATCGAAGCCGGGCAGATCGACAAGTCGATTGCCGGCCACCTGGCGATGGTGTCCGTCTATGCGGGCGACCGCATTGAGGGAATCGGCGCGGGCCAGGCCCAGCTCGGCGGGATGAAGCCTGCGGACGAGCGGTACTTCGAGGGTTCCCCCGAGGAGCTGAAGGCGATGCGCCGCAAGCGCAGCGGCACTCGCCAGGAGTTCGCCACCTCTGTCCCGGTCGAGTATCAGCCGATCCTCAAGCAGGTCTTCCAGAGCAAGGAAGGCCGCAAGGCCGTGGCCCGCGCTCTCCGTGTTCGCATGGAGGAAGGCAAGATCCCCACCAACGAGCGTTCGGTCGAGCGGTACAAGGACGCGATTGCCGACGTCCGCTTTGCCAAGCCGACCGCCTCCGAGAAGGTGGAGCTCAGCGTCCTGCCGTCCGATGCCGACAAGGACCCGGTGCTCGGATCCGCTCCAGGCAGGGACCGGGCAAAGACAGAGAGCCGCAAGATGTCCACTGCAAAGCGCAAGGCCGCGTTCCGCGTGCTCCGTGCGCGCATGCCAGGTGGTCGCGACATGACGGCTGCCGAGCGCCGCAAGCTTGGTGCAACCGAGAAGGTTGAAGTTGCCGGCCCTGCACGCAGCAAGTACGCAGTCGATAAGGAAGCAAAGAAAAAGGCCATCGAGGAAGCCGAGGAGCTGTCTTTCTCCGTGCGACCGGAGGATCAGCCGAAGACTCCGTCCCTCCAGAGCCGTGTTCGTGGTCCGGAGAATGCCCTTCGCCGCCTGGTTGGACCTCTGATGACCGCCCGCTTGGCGGCAGCTCCGCTTCGCAAGATTGAGGGGGAGCGTGTCCGCAGCACTGCGTCTGCGGAACCCCAGTCCTCCGACATGCCCATGCCCCGCAAGGGAAAGCGCAAGGTCGTGAGGGGTCAGGCGCTCCCGGGAGCACGCGTTGCAAGCCGCATGCGTCCGACGAAGGAAGGTGTGGTTGCGCGCCTGGCCGCGATGGCCGAGCCCGGCATAAAGCAGGACATCGAGCCGATGGACTGGTCTCGCAGGAAGCGTCGACTCGGAGGCGCACACGAGAATGTGCTTGTTGAACCGTTGGCGACTCCAAAGAAGATGCGTTCCAAGAAGCCGGTTACTCGCGAGGTGAAGTCCGGAAGCTTCAAGAAGAGCGGTCGGGCAACGCGTAAGCCAATTGAGAAGCGACCCGGCAAGGGCCCTGGCCTGAAGGAAACGCTGTTCGCGAGGATGGCTCGAATGCGGGGCGGACGTTGAAGCAGGTTCCGGCGAAGGCGGGCGACGAGGTGATCCGCTCGTACTTCGGGCTTGACGGCGTCGCGTTCGCGCTGAAGTCGAGCGGGTGGGAGGTGCGGGAGGAGGTCGAGCGGCTGGTCGAGTTCAGCCGTGACCCCGACCCGAAGGTGGCGATGGCCGCGATGAAGCAATTGCGCGGCGTGGTGAGGGAGACGGCGGAGATCAACGGTATCATTCAGAGCCGGAACGCCGAGATCACGCACGTCGAGGGCAACCAGACGGTGAAGATCAGCTCGACTTCCAAGCTCGTTCAGTCCCTCAAAGAGAGCAAGGATCATGTCCAAGTCCCCGAAAGCCTCCCCTTCGCAGCCCAGTTCATCCCCGCCCGAAATTCCTGATCACCTGCTCCCGACCTGGGAGACCCTTGCCAAGCTGGAGTCCATGGACTGCTGGCGGGTGGGTGCTCCGGTTCTGCTGCAGCTTGGTCGTGTTGAGCCGACGCTGTTGAGAAACGTGGAGCCCGAGGAGATGGGACTCATGTTCCGCGACCAGATCAAGGCGAACCAGGAGTGGTTCTCCATTGCCACAGACCTCGGCCGGTTCATCCAGGATCACAAGCTCCTTGCGGTGGCCCTCCTGCGGGTGGGTGCCGTGAGGCTGGTGGGGACTTGACGGTACTGATCCCGAGGCGTGGCAACGACCTGTACCCGCTGCCTGCGGACTACCTGACCTTGACGCCCGAAGGCCAGCGACTGGCCCGCGTCAACGCGTGCAGGCAGTGGCAGCTCGGCGGCGATCCCTCGGACCGAGCGCATGCGCTTGCCGCGTGCATCAACTTCTTCGACCGGTACTACCTGTACCCGGACTGGGACGAGGACTTCAACCCATACTTCTACGACGATGATCCAATCGAGTCGCCGCTCGGGCACTTCGCCATCTACCGGCTGTGGGCGCTCGCAAGCAAGAGCGTGGCAATCGCACCACGCGGTTTCGCGAAGAGCAACTGTTTCAGAAAGTCGGCACTCCTGCAAATGGTTAGCCGCCCGGCGTACTCCTTCATCTACGCCACGAGCAGCGGGGACAACGCGGAGCAGACGAGCCAGGTCCTGAAGACCCAGTTCCTTGGCAACCAGCGTCTTGCGGACGACTGGGGTCCCGAGTTTCCCGATGGCCGGATCACGCCGAAGCGCGGCGAGCGATCGTTCGGCGTGGAGATGATGTACCTGAACAACGGCAGTTGGTTCCGGGCGATCAGCGCCGAGAGCAGGCAGCGTGGCGGACGTCCCCGCGTGTACGCGCTTGACGACCCGGAGTACGACCCGAAGGCCAGCACGAGCATGAGCATCCTGCGCTCGTACATGGAGCGTCTGCTGTTCAAGGTGGTCATCCCCATGGTGACTCGCCGCGACACGAGCGTCCGGTGGTTGGCTACGTTCGTTAGCCGGCGGCACTACGCGTGGCACGCGATGGCGACGGAGCCGACCCCCACCGGCCCGGTGGCGAGGGATCCCCGTTTCGACCAGTGGGCGCGCCTGGTTCTGAAGGCGGAGTACGAGGAGGACGGTGTCCGGAAGTCCTGCTGGCCGGGCATGTGGCCGCTGGATCGGAAGTCGAAGGATACGGACCCAAAGTTGAAGGGGCTAGTCAGCCTCGACGAGATCCGGGAAATGATCGGCAGCCACAACTACATGGCCGAGTACCTGGCCCAGCCCGGCGAGGCCGAGGACCTGCACTTCGGCGAGGTATCCACGGCCAAGCACGGCTGGTGGCTGGAGAACCCAGACCCACTCGTAGATACGGATCCCAAGCGCAGCGAAGCAACGATTTGCTGGAACGGGAAGAGCGGATTGCTGGAAAAGATGCCGCTGGCCCAGTTCCTGAAGGACCGGGTCCGCATGTTCATCACCGTCGACACCAGCTACACGGCGACTAGCGACAGCGACTTCAAGGTCTGCACGCTCATGGGGTACGACCCGGTGGACGCGTGCTTGTTCGTGCTGGACACGTGGGGGTCCCAGTGCCGGGAGCAGAAGCTGATCGAGCAGTCGTTTGCCATGGCCGGCAGGTGGGGGTGCCCGGCGATCCACCCGGAGGTGGTGCGGCAGTCTTTCGGCCTGTACAGCGCGATGGAGTCGATGGTCAGGCAGAAGGCGGCTGAGGTAACGGGCGAAACCCCGCCGAGGATCGTTCCGCTGCGGGTAGGCACGCTGGACAAGACGGCCAAGATCAATGCGCTGCACTACCGGTTCGAGCACGGGCTCATAAAGTTCCCCACGTGGCGCAGGGGTCAGCTCCCGTGGCGGCTCCTGTTCGACCAGATCGAGCAGTTCAACCCGGACGCGGAGAGCGGTGGCCTGCAGCACGACGACTTCATCGACACCGTGGCCATGAGCATGTTCGTGGTCAGGGGCAGGCTAGACCGCCAGACTGCCCACGAGGGACCTGCGCCGCTCGACTTCGACCAGATGCTGGCGGACGGCAGCATTCACGACCAGCTGGTGGGGGGCATGCGCAACGTGGAAGCGATGCCCTTCGGCCAGGTGGGGATCGACAACATCATCAACAGCATGGAGAGAAACGACAATGCCCAACGAGGAACGCGCGTCTAATCCGCTCTACGTCACGATCCCTTTCGTATACTTCCAGTTGCTGGCCCAGTCTTATTATGGGCAGCAGGTGCCGGACGGCATGAAAGCGACACCCTCGACGCAGAAGGTGCCGACGCCGGATCCGACGCCAAGTTCAGCGTTCAACCTCAAGGGCGTCGAGCTCTTCGAGGAGATGCCGCCCGGTTGGAAGTCCCTGAGGAAGCGAAACACAGATGGCAACTGAAGTTTACCCGCTACCCAAGGACAAGCACCAGCTCGGTCAGATCATCGACCAGCACGTCGAGCGCGAGCTGACGAAGATCACGTACCGCCGGACGCTGTGGATCCTGGCGTGGTACTACCTCAACGGATTCCGCCGGTTCGACGTGTTCGATCCGCGCACTAGCCGCGTCGTGCCGTACTACCTCGACGAGGACGGCAACATGGAGTTCCAGAGCACTGAGCTCATGTCCATCGTCGACAAGACGACGGCGCGACTGAACACGATGGACCTTCGTCCGCGTGCGCTGCGCCAGGGCTTCAGCCTCGCGGGCATCCGCGAGCGCAGCGTTGCGCAGCTCGTGGCGGATGCGGTCGTGAGCGACCAGCAGCTTGAGAAGGTGAAGCGCGACTTCAACTACATCTTCGCGCTGCTCGGCTCGTGCGGCATTACCGGGCACATGGTGGATCACCCGACCATCGGCCTGAGCGCAGATCTCGAGGTCGTGCACCCGAAGGAGCTGCTGCCGTTCCCCAGCCTTGGTCAGGACCACACGAAGGCTCGCGGAATCATCCGCCAGCGCGTGGTGCCCATGGAATTCCTGCGCAATCGATTCGGCAACGGGGTGATCGAGAAGAACAAGGAGCGCATGGACGCGTGGAGCTGGGAGTACGGCCACGATATGGAGGAGCCCGCGGACGCTCCGGGCAACGGCTACGTGCTGAACAGCGCGAGCAGCGGTGCGCTCAACGGCATCCCCGGCAAGAACGAGCTCGAGGTCGTCAAGGTGCGGGAGCTGTGGCTTGACGGTCCGCGCGGCACGGTCGGTCGGTACGTGGTGTCGAGCGGCAACATCGTGCTCGAGGACCGCGACCTGAGCGACGTCGAGACGTACTGCCCGATCGGCTTTGCCCGGTTCATGGACAACGGCACGTTCCACGGCGCCGGCTTGTTCGACCTGATGTTCGGCATCGTGCGCGAGATGGAGCGGCTGCTCAAGAGCCTGTTCAACAACATCCGCGACATCGACAAGTACGGCGTGCTGGTCATGCCGCAGGGCACGATCAACGAGCGTGCGGTGATGCGCGACATCGGCAAGGGCCTGCGCTACGTCGGGTACAGCAAGGACGCGCTGCTGGGTGACGACTTCAAGCCCATGGTCATCACTCCGCACAACGCGGGTGACGTGCCGGGCAAGGTCGCTCAGTTCGCGAAGGCAATCAGCGATAGCCTGAGCCCGGTGCAGGACCTGCTGGCTGAGAAGGGCCGCGTCGACAGCGCAAGCGGTCTGCAGTTCCTCGACGAGCAGATTAGCAAGGCGATGACGAACCCCACCAGCGGCGTGCAGGCGGCGTTCGGCGGGATGTACAAGAGCCTGGTTCAGAAGGCGAGCAGGGAGATGCTGGTCAGCGACCGTGCGCTGCCGGTCAACAAGCTGACGCTGGACCTTGCGGGTGCGGTGATCGACCCCGAGGACGGGACGGTCAACTTCAAGAAGAACCCGATTCCGAACTTCAGCCAGATCAGCTTCACGGTCAAGGACACGAGCCCCCGCAGCGAGGTGGTGCGGAAGCAGGAGGCGATGGGCCTGCTGCAGGCTGGCGTCACCGACCCCGAGGGCCTGAAGCTGTTCGCGCTGAAGGAGGGCATCGACTTTGCGATGTGGATGGAGGAGGAGAAGAGTGCGTATGAGAGCATCATCCGCAACATCCTCCTGCTCTACGGCGACGGCCAGCAGAGCCAGCAGATTGTCGTGACCCCGCACACGGCGCGTCCCGACCTGCAGCTGCGCGTGCTGAGCGCGTTCATGTCCAACCCGATCATGACTTTGGCGAGCCCTGCCGTGCAGGACGCGTTCAAGTCGTACCGTGAGTCCCTGATCTCGTTCATGGGACAGTCCCTACCCGCCAGGGTTCCCAACCCGGACGACGTCGCAGTCGTCAATCCCCAGATGGCTGGTGGGGCGGGTCCGATGGCACAACCCCCTCGAGGAGCAATGAATGTCTGACGAACAGCAGAACGACGACGGCATCGACATGGAGACCGAGCTTGAGCTGGAGGACGGCAGCGTGATCAAGGTCGGAGACCTGATCGAGCAGGCCAACCGGGCTCGGGACATGGAGCAGCAGGTCCAGGGCCTGCAGCGGTTCCGGGAGAACGCGACGAAGCTGATGCGCGGCGAGAGCCCGGACGTCCAGGCGGCGTACGAGGTCCTGCGGGGCGCGGGCTTCAGCGACGACGAGGCGCGTCAGTACGCGCAGGAGTACGTGGACGGCGAGGATGGTGGGGATCAGGAGGCCGACGTGAGCGAGGAAGCCCAGATCGAGCAGATGCTGAAGAGGACTACGCGGGCTGCGGAGGAGCGGGCCGAGGCTGCCCTGCGGCAGACCAACGAGCTGCGCCTGCGCCTGCTCAAGGAACAGATGGACAAGAACGTGGTTTCCGCGATTGACGGGAACCCGGAGATCGTTAAGATGCTGGAAACGCTCGACAAGACCCGTGGCCGCGAACATGCGGCGGGTGCCTGGCGAGCTCTGCAGGAGCAGGTCCGCGAGACTACCCTCCGCAACCTCTACTCCCGGCGTGATGCCGAGGGCGGACGGTTCAGCGAGGACTGGGTTTCGGACGAGGCCGCG